CCACGGCTGGTAATAGTGGTGCTGCCACGGCTGGTGATTGTGGTGCTGCCACGGCTGGTAATAGTGGTGCTGCCACGGCTGGTGATTGTGGTGCTGCCACGGCAAGAGGAAAGGCTTCAACCGGATCAAATGGTTTGTCAGTGGCAAGAGGCAACAATGTTCAGGTAAAAGGCGGAATAGGTGCAATTTTGGTCATAGCTGAAGAAATGGAAGATACATATGATATTGTCGATTGGAAGGCTGTAGTAGTTGATGGAAAGATTGTAAAGGCCGACACATGGTATAGACTAGAAAATGGTGAGTTAGTGGAAGTTGATTAACAGTTGACTGATAGATCAATTAGAATTTAATTTATAATAATTACCATTTACCTGACATCAGGAAAATGGTTCAAAACCGAACAGAAATGAACAAGAAAGAGCAGCAAGCAATCGACTTTCTTCGCAGTATGGAACGTGACGATCTGCTATCACTCGGATTCTCCGGAGGTAAGGATAGTGTAGTTATACTTGACCTTGCTGAACGTGCAGGCATTAAGTATAATGCGATCTACGCTAACACCACAGTAGATCCACCGGGAACGATTAGCTTTATAAAGAAAAACTATCCGCAAGTGAGGATAATACACCCGGAAAAATCTTTTTTTCAGTTAATCGAAGAAAAAGGTTTCCCTTCCCGATTACGTAGGTTCTGTTGTGAGAAGCTGAAAGAGCGATACGGAATTGGTAAGCGAAGTATTGAAGGAATGAGAGCTTCCGAGAGCAGGAACCGAAGAGATTATGAGCCGGAGCAGTGTGATACAAGAAAATGGATGAAAGGAGCGAAGCATATTCTTCCTATTCTCACATGGTCGGAAGAAGATGTTTGGAATTACATTCGTGAACGCGGTTTACCGTATTCAAAGTATTACGACGCTCCGTATAACCTTTCTCGGCATGGTTGTGTAGGTTGTCCGCTCTGCAATTACAGGCAGATGCAGTTGGAGTTTAAGATGTTTCCCGGATATGCAAAACGAGTGATTGTAGCCGTTGAAAGATATATGAACACTCACCCCAATAATTTCCTTTCTCGCAATTTTGCAGATGAATATGAAGCTTTCTATTACTACATTAATGAGATATCTATTGCGGATTTTCAGGAACAAAAGAAAGGGTTGTTTAGATTTAGCTCAAGGGAAGTTATCAAAAGAGAAATTTTAAATCAATTAACGTAAAACGATATAAAAATGAACATAAATCAAATATATAATTCTGAATGCTTGTTAGGACTGAAATCTATTCCATCAAATAGTATTCATTGTTGTGTAACTTCTCCTCCATATTATAATCTTAGGGATTATGGTCATAAAGACCAAATTGGCTTAGAAAAAACACCGGAAGAATACATTCAGAAACTGGTGGATGTTTTCCGTGAGATCAAGAGGGTTATGAAGGATGATGGAACATTATGGATAAATATCGGAGATAGTTATAACGGTAGTGGGAAGTCTGGGAATAATCCTGATTATTGGGGTAAACATACTGCATTTGGAAAACCTGCTAACAAAAGTACTTTTGGATATCCTGTAAAAGTTGCATCCTGCAAACCTAAAGATTTGATCGGCATTCCGTGGATGCTTGCTTTTGCTCTTCGGGCTGACGGTTGGTATCTTCGACAAGATATTATATGGCATAAACAAAGTGTAATGCCTGAATCGGTAAAGGATCGCTGTACGAAAGCACATGAATATATCTTTTTACTTAGTAAAAATAGAAAGTATTACTTTGATAATGAAGCCATAGCAGAACCTGCAAAAACTTTTGATACTAACATTAGAAACAGGGATACCACTAAATTGAATAATACGCCAGGACGGGTAAAGATGAAAGGCCTTATTCGCAATGATTACCTGAAAAGAAATAAACGTTCTGTTTGGACTGTTAATGCTCAACCGTCAAAGGAAGCACACTTCGCTATATTTCCTGAAAGACTAATAATGGATTGCATAAAAGCAGGATGCCCTGAAGATGGTATAGTAATTGATCCGTTCATGGGATCTGGAACCACAGCCGTCGTTGCAAGAAAATTGAACCGAAATTATATAGGGTTTGAATTGAATCCTGAATATATAAATATTGCAAATAAGAGATTAGAGAAAGAATTAGGAATATTTAAATAGAATAAAGAAAGTAATGAAGAAAATAATATTAATTCTTACAGTCGCCTCACTGGTAGGCTGCACTACACAGAAAGTCTCACATACGACTTTCAAGAGAGGATACAAAGAGAATCGCTTCACTAAGCAATTTCAGCAAGCGGATTCTGTGTTTAACGAAAAATATGATATAAGATGATTAGAGTAAGATTTTTTGTAGATAAGGAAAAGTGCGATGGAGATTATCGTCCATTAAGATGGCCAATCCAATATCCATATTGGTGCACTGGTGAAAGTGATCACCACTTTGTTTTAGTAGCCTATATCAATAGTATTGAAGAGTTGAAAGATTTATGGCCGGAAGCTTCCAATATTGAAAGTGAAGAAGTCAATAAAGTATTTTTTTCGGATAGGTTTCCAAAGCCAGATTGGTACAAAGAGGATTAATTTATAATTAGATTAGAAGGAGGTAATTATGGGATCATTTATAGCCCAACAGCCAAACGGCTTATATTGTAGGTTTAGTACAATTGTTGATACAGTCACGCACTACAATATGACAAAAGATGATTACATAGAAGTATGCGAAGACCGATTAGGAAAGAAACGTGGAAAAGAAGAGGCTAATGATATTTTAAAAAACTATCTGCACCCTTTTAACGATGTTCTTGAACAATTCATTCCTAATAATGATTCGGTTGAAGAGTTCAATATCCGCTTGAAAGAAATGGGATATATGGATGAGTTTAAGTTTAATGGATAATCCTCAAAACGGAACAGATTAGTGTATGTGATGAGGATTGCGAATACATGAGAAACTTTAAAGAATAGGATATGAAACAGACATTGGAAGAAGCAGCAATAGAAAGCTGCGTGATAGATAGAAGCATATACAATGACGAGTATCAGCCGTATTACTTGGATGGCTTTAAGGACGGTGCAGAATGGCAGGCAAAGCAATCACCTTGGATAAGTGTTAAGGAACGGTTGCCGGGAAAAAATACAGGTGTGTTTTTTACAGTGGAATGGAAAGATTCTTGTAAAGGATATTTTGTTGGCTTGTATTATGGAAATGGTCAATGGGAATCGGATGATCGAATATTTTTACAAGATTCTCCCCTATATCGTATTACTCACTATATGCCCATCCCGTCTTTCGATGAAATATTAGAAGCAAATAAAGATGTGTTACAACGATTAAAAGAGAAATAATATGCAGTATATTTTAACAGAACAAGAATATAAAGCTCTAACACCTATTAATAAGGTAAATGAACTCGAAGAGAATGTACGACTTTTAAATGATAAAGTTATGGAGCTTACCGAGCATCCATGTGGAAGTAATGCAGACTACAGAAGTATTACTTTTTACTGTGATGACTGCCCGATAGGGCATTTTGGGACAAATACGTGTACAAAAGAACAACAATATTCTAAATAATCTTCAAAACAATACAGAAAGGAACCAAAATGGATGCATATCAAAAATTTAGAAATGAGATTACAGACATACTTAATGACATAGATACATTTATGTGGGTTATTGATTCTCGAAACAGCCCTAATAAGACACTTAAATCAGAGATAGAAATATATGAAGATACTTCTGATCGGCTGAAACAGGCGTTTGACGATTTGAAAGAAAGCGAAGGATATAAGCTGATAAAAGACATCACCTATGAAGGTCGTCTTAGAGATGTATAGTTATAATAAAACGAATCGGAAATGAGTGAATTATATATACCGCCTGAGCGATTTGAGAGAGACTTAATTACCGGACGATTTTTAAAAGGTTGTATTTCTCGCAACAAGGGTCGTAAAATGGTTTATCATTCAAAACGTTCCAAGGCCAGAAGTATAAAAAATCTGTCTAAAGGACGTGGGGCTTGGCATAAGACTGGTGCAGGCATGAATAAAAAGAGCGTTGTTTTGATAAAGGATGAGAAATTATGTGGAGTATTCCCTTCGATACAAATGGCTGGTAAGATGATTGGCGTGGCTCCTTCTTTGATCAGTGCTATATGTCGGAAAGTGAGAGGCAAACATACGGCTAATGGATACAGATGTTTTTTCGAAGATAGCAATGATTGGTGTAATTTAATTAAACAAGATTATGAATAATGACAGGCAGAAGATATTAACTGATTATATTTCTTACTTGTATACAACAAGAAGAACTTATAATACCATCGGTCAATATATCAAATATGTAACGGATTTTCTTGAGCGTGCTGAAGATGTCAATCGTCGTGGCTATCTGGTTTATAAGCGTGAAAATGCCAATATGGGGGCACGTTATCCATTGATGAGTGAAGCCATTTGTGATTTATTACACCACCTTAAAATTGGATATAACCGCCGAGAGCAGAAGATAAAGACGTTAGAAAGACTTGATGCCATTTCGGATAAGAATAGAAAACTGTTGAATGATTTTATAGTGTGGTTAACTGACAACAATGATTATTCGCCGCATACAGTGGATATTTATCATACATCCTTGAAACAATACTTTGAATATGCCAATGTCATAAATATGGAAAACTGCAAGCGGTTTATACGGACTTTAGAAGAAAAATCATTATCCCCACAGACTATCCGTCTGCGTATCACCGCTTTGGAAAAATTTTCTAAATGGCTAAAAAAGCCGATAGAGCTTAAGCGGCCTAAGATGAAGCGCAAGCTCGATGTGAACAATGTCCCGACAGAAGAGGAATACAACCGCTTGTTGGATTTCCTGAAAACGAAATCCAACAAGGACTATTACTTCTTTGTCAAGGTATTGGGTACAACGGGTGCCCGTCTGTCGGAATTCCAGCAGTTCACATGGGAAGATATAGCTGAAGGTGAGGTTACGCTTCGCGGAAAGGGGAATAAATACCGCCGTTTCTTTTTCCAAAAACAGTTGAGACTGGAAGCAATGGCATATATGAGGGAGAAAGGTAAAACGGGACTTCTCGCTGTTGGGAGATTCGGGCCATTAACCCAACGGGGGTTTTCCCAGCATCTGAAAGTATGGGGCAAACATTGCGGTATCGATTCAAAGAAAATGCACGCGCACGCCTTCCGGCATTTTTTCGCTAAGATGTTCCTTAAAAAAAACAAAGATGTTATTCAACTGGCTGACCTTCTAGGTCACGGGAGTGTAGACACAACTAGAATTTATTTACAGAAAAGTTATGATGAACAAAAAAAAGATTTTAATCGAAACGTTACATGGTAGTGTAGCGCAGCTCAATGAACTGTCATCCATGACCGAAGGGATAGACATCTATGACGAGACCGGACATGTTGATACAAAATTTCTCATGGAAGCGCTATCCTGTGTCAATGCCTTCGTGGATGCAAGTAATACGGTTGTTCAAAAAATATCTTCACTTTTAGCGCCGGACGCTTCAACGGACAAAAAGAAAAAACAGGCTGATGAAGGTAAGAAATGGAGCGTGGAAGAGATACTGAAACATTGTACTCTTGAGAACAATATCCTCAAACTTCCTCAAGTTCAATTCAATAAAAAATCTTATGCCGAAGCAAAAAAGTGGATAGAAGAAGCTGGCGGCTCATGGCAGGGAGGTAAGATACAGGGATTCACATTTCCTTTTAATCCGGAACGTGTGTTCTCCATCTTGAAAGAAGGTAAGCGATGCGATTTGCAAAAAGATTTTCAGTTCTTTGAAACACCTGCTGATATTGCAGACTGGCTGGTAATGCTTGCCGGTGGAATTCATGAAACAGATACCGTACTTGAACCAAGTGCCGGACGTGGTGCTCTGATAAAAGCGATTCATCGGTCGTGCCCGTCAGTAACAGTTGAATGTTATGAACTGATGCCGGAAAACAGAGAGTTTTTGCATACCCTTAGCAACGTAATATTGCTTGATGAAGATTTTACGAAAGACAGTGTAGGGCATTACACTAAGATTATTGCTAATCCTCCATTCTCCGGCAATCAAGACATAGACCATGTAAGACTTATGTATGAACGCTTGGAAGAAGGTGGAATTCTTGCAGCTATAACTAGTCAGCATTGGAAATTCGCGTCTGAAAAGAAATGTGTTGAGTTCCGGGAATGGTTGGAAAAAGTACATGGAGAAGTGTTTGAAATCAGCGCAGGCGAGTTTAAAGAGAGTGGCACTTCTATTAGTACAATGGCGGTAGTTATAAAAAAATAATTCAAAACGATGAAAAAAAGAATAAGAAATAAAATGATGAATAATCCCGGAAGGTATAAGCTACATCAGTATTTGAAATATGCTCACCAATGGGCGGATACAGTCAGCTATAAATGCCGGTTATATTTGATATTGGATAATGGGAAAATAGTAAGAGCCAGAACTGATGTATAAAATATACGATTTTGTGAGTGACAACATATTTCATATCAACGATAAAATAATTGACGTATAACAGATTAAAACTGAACAAGATATGAGCAAGTCAAAAGAATATATTGAAAGTGAGAGTTTTGTGGTAGTCAATCCCAACTTCCCGGTTATCGCAAAAGAAAATGCTTTTAAAGCCGTTGCAATGGCACAGGAAGAAATGAAACGGAAGGCCATTGAAACTCTGTCCTCTGTTTTGGAGAATTGGATACATGGTGGTGATGCAGATTGTATCATTGCCGAATTTGAAGAAAGATTAAATAAAATAGAGAAGATATGATGATTATAGGTTTATACTTTATTGTAGGAGGGCTTACAGGCGCATATCTCTTTAACTGGAATGTGAAACGTTGGAATGACAGGACATCGGCTGTGATAAGAGATGCGTTTATCATACTTTTTATAATCGGGCAGGTCCTTATAGCAACCGACTGTATAGTCCATGCCCTGAATGCCTGTACATGAATAGAACCAATTGATAATCCCCGGCAGGTTTGCGTCTGCCGGGGATTATTGCATCCGAAACAGCACGGTTACACCACAAAAAGCTACAAACAGAGCCAAAAGTAGCGGCAATAATTGCGTAAACCATTATTTTTTTGTTTATTTGTAGCGCGTTTCAAAATGAAGCCGAAGAACAAATCATCATGCAGCTACGTTTTCAGAATAGCAATATTAGTTTTCAAGATCAGGTAGAAGATTGAACAGGATTAAAAAAGGAACAATAACGAATTGCTATATCCACTTATGGAAGACAAATTAATAGAGCTGGTAGCCAACCATTTCGGGCTTTCTTTCCTTATCGGAATTGTGCTCGTCGGAGTACTCATATTCCTCATCTGGTGGGCGCGTGGCATGTATGAGCGGGTACGTTCTATTGAAAAACTGCCCTGCAAATCAAACATGGAGAAAATAGACGGGCACATAGGAAGACATGTAGAGGTGGATACGGCCATCTCAAGACTGGAAACTTCCATCACCTATATGCAGAAGAGCATAGACTCGCTGAGCCAATCCCTGCAGAACAACAATAAAATCATCATAGATCCTTTTACCCAATCCCATAGCCCTATCGCTATTACCGAGGCGGGGAAAGAAATGATGAAGCGTCTGTCAATAGAGGAAATGTTTGAGGGAAACTGGCTACGAATTCGGATGCTGATAGAGCAGAACGCCGAATCCAAGAATCCGTATGACATACAGCAGTACTGCCTGGAGCAGGCCATTGTCTTCCCCGAAAAGTTCTTGCAACCGGAAGAAGTGGACAGGTTGAAGACGGACGCATACGAGAAGGGGTTGCCGCTGACCTCATACATGAGGGTCATTGCGGTATTGGCCCGTGACAGATATTTTCATGAGCATCATATAGACGTGAACGAGGTGGACAAGAATGACCCCAATATTCCGTCCTGATAAGGAAGTAAAAAAACGGATGAAACCGGAACGGGCGCCCTGCGGCATATACAATAATATGCGGGGGCGCCCGTTGTCAATGAGAAGCTATCGTGTTTCTTTCCGCAGTCTTTCCCTGACCTGCCGCTCCGTGAATCCGAATGCCGCGGCGAACTGTTTGAATTTCTCCTTCTGCCCGGAGGGGAGAAGGGAGTACAGGCTTGAGAACGGCGTGCCGCCTTCCAGCGCTTTCCTGATTTCTTTCTTTTTCATATAAGTTCCTTTATCTGTTTCTTACAACATTCACAATCACACAGCAGCAACCTGGCCTTGTCGAACATCTTCTGTCCTATATTGCCGGACAGGTAGCATATCTCCTCGCCCCACGGATCGATCCCCAGTGCCTTTGCCATGTGCGCTTCCAGGTGCTTCCTCTCATGGTCATAGGAGTTCTGGAACTCGGCGGGTGACGATGTGATCCCTATCACCATGACCGTCTGCCTTGTGCCGTAGTTGGAATAGGTGAGTCCGGTGTCCGGTTTGCCGGAGGACAGGTTCCTGTACGCCGTTTCCAGATCATCCCCGCGGCAGCCTATGTCATAGAGCCTGCCAATGATCTCGTCGGTGTAGTAACAGTCCACGGCATAGTAGACCTCCACCTTCCATCCGTACTCCTCTATGTCAAACCGCTGGCGGATCATAACATCTCGTCCCATTCCACCGGTTCCCCGGCCCTTGTCATTTTCGCATACCACATGCACATGACCATGCCTTCCGGAGCGTCATAGTCATCTATGATATCCTTGACGTAAAGCGCCAGATGGGGCTCGTCGGCGATGGAGGACTTGAAACAGTCCGCTTTTGCCTGGTTGGCCACGTATACATAGTCATATAATGTGTTGTTCTCCACCCTGACCCCGTTCTTGGCCAGAAGTTCGTCCACCTTGTCCTTGGTCATGGGTTCGATCTTCTCGCTTTTTCCGGTTGCCGGGTTCATCCTGCGCATGAGCGACACGGCGAAGTCGCACAGCTTCTTGTTGAAGTGCCAGCCGTTATGCCGGAGGTACGCCGTCAGCTCCTTTGGCCGGTCATCGTATATGTCCAGAGGTTCCTTTGTCCTGTTCATAGTCTTCTTGTTAGCCGGGACGGGGGAATCCTCCGTCCCGGCGGGTTAAACTAACGGTATCTTGAATAGCGTCCTGTTCCGGGCACTCCGCGGCGCTGGCCCATCGAGCCGCCGCCATAACGGTTCCCGTATCCTCCGCCGTATCCGCCACGGTTTCCATAACCGCCACGTTGTCCCATGTCGTCATACTCGTCATAGTCATCGTAGCCGTCGTCGCGCTGTCCCATGCCGCTCCCTTCCGAGAGTTCCTCAATGCACTGCATGAGCTTGCCGCCATACTTGAGCATTTTTTCGGCATAATCGGACATTCTCTCGACCTTGCTGTCTTCTATCTCGATCATCATCATACTTGTTGTTTTTTAGAATTGTTCGTACTGGGCCTTTCCGCCGGTTTAAGCAGTTCGGCCATCATGGCCTTCAGCTCGGATATCTCCTCCCTGAGAGCCTTGTTTTCCGCCTCCTGTCTCTGCCTTTCGGCAAACTCGGGATTCAGTATCTCCATCATCTTGCCGCAGGCGTCCACTATGGCACGGTGGTGGTCTATGCTTCTGAGTATCTCCGCGGACCTGTTCCTCATGGCCGCCACCTCGGAGTTCATCGACTCCCTTGACCCGGATATGACCATGTTCCCGCCTCCGGGGAAATTCGCGTCGGCGATGTCCGCCCCCGCGGGTATCTTCTGGAACGTGACGGTCTGTTCGCCGACCTTGACGGTGATGTCCACCACCATCTTCATCGGCTGGCCGAACATCACCGGCTGTGTCCCGTCCGGGACCGGATTGGATACTCCCGCAATGGCGCCGACCTCCACATAAGGCGTCCCGTCCTTATGGAGTATGTAAAACTGGCTGTTGACTCTTAAATTCTGGAAAGGCATAATTGTTTCTCTTTAAATGGAGGGATTCCTCCCTCCTTGTTCTTAAACTACTCCGGTCATTATCTGCAGGGTGTTTGTCGTCCTGTCGAACCAGAACTCGAACACTCCCGTACCGGGGATGTCGGCTGCCGTCAGCGCTTCCCCGTTGTACTTGGTCACGGCCTGTGTCACCCCGTTTGTCTCGAACAGGACCGGCAGCGTCCCGGTTGTCCCTGTGGGGACGGCCTGCGCCAGGTCAATGTAGATGGTCCCCCTGTACCATGCGTTCACAAAGGCATGGTTGGGAAAGGAGAACACCACATTGTCGGTATTGACCGTTACTCCCGAGGTTGATATGGCCGCAGAACCCCTGCGGTTTACAAATTGGAAAGGATATACTGCCATAATAGCCTCCTTCCTCAATTAACCCCAAAAGCCATTACCGGCGGCGTAAGGATTGAAGCCGTATCCAAGACCATATTGGGCCGCCACACAGGTGGGGATTCCCACAACCGGGCTGTACGGCACCTTGGCCACTTCGGGCTGGTTGCACTCAATCTTCGCCAGACGGGCGCTCAGATCACCCAGCGCGGCGTTGACAGGCGCGATGGTCTGTGCGGACACCTGTGCGAAATACGCGTTCTGGTGCTCCTGCGAGAGCTGGTTGACGAGCGTGCTGTTCTTTTCGCGCAACGAGTCGATCTTGTCAAGCAGCGCCTGGTTCTGCATGGCGTCCAGCTTGCTGATGATGGCGTTGGTGTTGGCCGTGCCGGCGTCACGCAATGCGAGCGTGTTCTGGTTGGCCGTGTTCACCAGTGCGTTTGTCTGGTTGCATACGGACAGCTGGTTCTCGTAGCCCATTTTGGTGATGTTCTCGTTTGTCTGGCAGCAGCACTGGCAGATCTGCGACTGGATGGCGTTGTTGCCCTGCATGATCGCGGTGACGATCTGGTTGGTGTTCATGCCCATCTGGTTGCCGATGTTGCATATCTGCATGCCAAGACCGTTTATGGCGGCCTGTACGGCGTCCGAGGAAGTGTTCAATGCGGTGGCCAGGCTTTGGATGTCGTATCCGTTGCGTTGTACGGCCTGCATGATCACGGCGGTGTTCGCGTCGTTCTGCACGAAGGGGATCACGCCGCCCTGTCCGTTGCCCATCATTCCGCCACGGGCGCCGCCGAAACCTCCCATGCCTCCCCATCCCATCAGGATGAACAGAAGCAGGATGGCGAACAGGTCGTCACCCCAGCCGTTGCCGTTACGGTTGTTGCCGTTTCCCATCAGCGCCAGGATGTTCGGATCCACACCGCGCTGTTGCATAAGCGCCGGAAGCATGGCCAGTATGCCGTTGGTGCCGCCTCCGGAGTTCCCGTTCTCGGGGAACACAAAAGTTCTTGATTCACTCATAGTTGTATTTGTATTTTGTAGTTCCGGTCACTAATCCGACCGTGGTGCAAACATACTCAACTACACGCGCTCCGTCGAGCGTCCTGTTCTGATGTGTTTCCTTATTTGTTCCAGATATATTCCGATCATCGGCGAGGTGATGTTCCGCGCCAGCAGGCGCCGTACTCCCCGCGCCGTGCGGTTGGTCATCCCCGCTATCTGGTCGGGATACAGGCCGGCTTCCGAGAGCAGCCTGACAAGCACATATCTGGCGTCCGTGGACTCCATGTCCCTGAAGTCGCCCAGTATACGTTCCCTCGGCACTTCCGTTTCACGCTCGGTCAGGACGAGCAGGTTGAAGAAAATTTCGCTCTTGCACATAAACTTCCAATTTTTATTATTACTTTTGTGCACCACATAAACATAGCGCAATCATTCACGTTAAGGACATTAGCCCTCAGCGTGTGGATGATTGCGCTATCTTTTTCGTTTTTTATGTGGTAATTTAAAACGGAAGCGTTGAGGGCTTTTTTATTATTAACCCTCCCTTTGTTGCATATTTATTTCATAATCACTACTTTTGTGATGGGTATCATGTATTATCATCAAAACAAGTTTTCAGGGTATGTCAAGAGGTCGCAGTTCGGAACTGATCACGAAACGCAACGAGGCGCTGCTGCGCCGCTATTATTATTGGACGGAAATCCAGCGTCTTCGTTTTGACGACGCATTGAAGATCCTTTCCGAGAAGGAGTTCTTTATCAGCGTGGACCGCATCATGGCCATCATCCGTTCAAACTGCAACAGGCTGAAGGATATCGATGTCAAGCCGGTCCCCAAAATAAAGAAGCCCCGTCTTACCGCCGCCCAGCTCTCCCTTTTTACCGACTGACCGCATTATCCCACACGGTGCATTCATAGTGTGTCTCATAGACCTTTATCCCCCTGGGCATCGTGTGGAACCTGCTTCTTTTCCTCACAAGCGGTGTCTGGCAGCATTCAGGCTTGTACATCTGCAGAAGCGCGTCCACCTCTTTTGCCCGTTCCATTCTTCCGGCGGCCTTGTCCGCCGTGCCGCTGGTGTAATGCGTGTCATCATAGCAGTCAACAGCCAGCCTGACAATGACCGATACCGTCCCTTTCTGCATGTATCCGCCCGCCCCTCCCAGTGTCTGCCATTCCACCTCGGGCGTGTCAACCAGCACCATGGGGAATACCATCGGATAGGTCTCGGAGTCCCCGTCGTCACGGTAGAGCATGTCCAGCTGCCCGTAATCCTCGTCCACCTGTTTGTTCAGCCATGCTATGTTGTCGGCTATTCTTTTCTGAATGTCATTGAATAAAGTTTCCATGTCATTTTAACAATATATTGGTTATTTCCTTTTCCGTTTCCTTTCTCGTCATTTCACGCAGCTCCCGGCTTGGTCCGATGAACTGTCGCCGGGGCATGTCCGCCTTAACGTCAAGCCTCTGTTTCCTTGTCAGGGCCATCGCCTTCCATTTCAGGGCTTCGGGCGGTGCCGCCGCTGCCTTCTGCCTGCGGGCCTTTTTCCCCATCCTTCTGGTGATGCCCGCTTCCTTGAAATACATCCTCCATGCCATCTTCCGCATCTTGGCGGTCACTCTCGGATGTGTGGTCATGCGTCCCCCGTAGTTGTGGATTCCCGCATATTCCACGGCATTCCGTATCGTCACCTTGTAAGGCTCCGCCACATACTCCGAACTTCGGGACAGGCGGTTGCGTCGGCTTAGCAGGGGACCGTATTCTCCCGCCGCCCCCTTGGCAGAGTCCTGTCTTCTTGTTCTCTTCCAGGGATGCAGCCCTCCGTCATAAAAACCTCCCTCGCGGAAATTCCTGTTTACAAGGTTCACCGCTTTTGCCCCGATCCTGCGGGGCAGCGTCCTGTTGAAGGCCTTCCGGATTTCCTTCTCCTTCCTGCGGAGTTCCCTGACGGCGTCATTCACATTCATTTTTTTCTCCTTTCCATAAAGTCCCTTACGGTTTTTTCCGCCGAAGGATACGCATGGGCGATATAGGGATGCGTGTCGCTGAACAGCTTTCCGTCCTCCTCCGGATTGTTGTCCAGTCCTGGTGAGGGCCGATAGTCCGATAACGGCACATCATACCCGGGCGTCGGCTTGTCGTCCGTCTGCTCCAGCGAGCATTTGCAGTTCCACCGGTCTCCGGGGCGGTGGCTTTTCCAAAACCCATGTCCTTTGGGCAAAGTCAGGTCAATCCCCCAGAACTGGGCATGTACGGGATCGGGTTCCGCGCTGGTGGTGGGAAGCCACCGCAGGTTCGGAAGGATGTCCGCATCCCTGTCGAACAGCTTCCAGTCAGCCACCTGGCGGGCACGCAGTACCGCCGTATCGTACTCGGTTTCGAGCCACGCCGTATTGTACGTGCCGATAATCGCCTGCACGTCTTCCTGGAACCGGGAAAAAGGTTTCAGTTTTCCCTTTTCGTCCAGCAGTTGCGAGGCAATGTCGTTCTGCATCCGGTGGGTGCGGAAAGCGGAGAACACATCGAGGTTGTCGCGTATCTGCTCCAGGAACACTTCCTCCAGCCTGTCATTGTCGCTTTGACCGAATCCTTCCTCCGCCGCACGGCCGAAAGTTCTGACCGTAGCCAGGAACAGATCCCCGTCTATTTCCGTTTTTACATCAAACGTCCGGTAGAATATATCCCTCAGCACTTTTGCCATCAGCTCCCTTGTGAACTCAAACGAAACGGCCGCCCCCTGCATGCGGGAATCCGCATGGCCGTGACAAAGGCGGCAGCGCTCCCCGTAGAGGTCGTTCATTACCATTTTAAAGCCCCTTTCCGCGGGGCGGCGACGAAAAAAGACCTGATACGGTTTACAATACCGTCCTCCTTCCGCTTGTTCCTTTCAGGAGAGGGTTGTTCTTTCTCCTGTGCACCGTTGTTTGCCGGCTTTCCGTTTCTAAAGGCCGTCTCTTCCTTGAGCCGGTCATAGTTGTCCGGTTTAGGGATTCCCGTAGCCTCATACACGTATTCATCCGATACGGGAGTTCCCATCTGGCGCATCCGGGATATGATGTTTATCTCCTGCTCGGCGGTGGTTTCCTTGGGCTTGACATAATAGAACTCTCCGCCCCGTGTGTCGTACCCGAAAGCGGTGAAGATATCGGTCATGTCATAGTTCAGGGTGTTCAGCACCAGGATCCGGTCCGCCTCGTTCAGCTTTTTCTCTCCCTTCTCCTGTACGGTCCCCAGCGCCTGCGTGCCACGTTCCGAGGCCTGCGTGGTGAGCGTGTTTCCCAGCACGATCTTGCTGATCTCGTCATTGCATGTGTCGTACAGGGTCCTGTACAGGTCGGAGCTGCCGCTTTTGTTGCCGCTTTCTATCAGTTTCATCTGCGCCTCCTCCGGATGGAGGAACACCGCCGCACCTCCCTGCTCGGCCATATCCTTCACGGCCTGGTCACGGGCCTGCTCGTCACCGGCGCTGTAGGTGTACTCGCGTATGGGCATTCCGAATATCTCGCAGAACTGTGCCCAGTCGGCCATGTCGTTGCGCTTGTATATGACATACGGGGCTATCCTTGCCAGTCTTCCCAGGGAGCGTCTCTCCCCGACAAAGAGCATCGTGTGGTAATTCTCCAGCGGTTCCCCCGTGGTGTCTTCCTGCCGGTGTTTTATCAGCCCCCTCACCGGGTCATAGTTCTTTCTCGGGACGAGCCTGTAGTCCATCCATCCGCTCCCGTCCTTATAGAACTGGAACAGGGAGAACCCCCAGAAGTCCGAGTCTATCAGGTCTCCGATGAACCGGTAGAACCAGGGGGAGCGCAACAGGGTGTTGATCCCCTCGTCCGGGACGCCGTTCCTTCTGAACTCGATCTGTGAGCACTGCACGGCCGATTTCCTCTTCTCTATGACGCTTCCCGTATGCCCGTCCATAAGGATGTCCTCATAGAGGTCATACAGCCTCGTCCGCTGTGTGAAGTCCACATTGTTCGCCCCCCTGACGGCCTGCATATAGTCCGCCATATCCTTCATGAACAGCCTGGGTGCGGTGATGATGACTGTTCCCGGGGTGTTCCTGCCCGGAAGCGGCATGTTGCCGCTTATGGATATCTCTTTCTTCCTTGCCATTTTAATAGTGTGTTACACGTTTGGGATTGCTTCTTATCTGGGTGGGCAGGTTGTTCCTTGCCGTCTCCCCGTCCAGCAGGGGAGCGTCGGCTATGCTGATCTCCACCTTGCTGACCGCCTTGAGCCACTCCATCGCACGGTCATAACGTTCCTTGCGTATGGGGGAGAACTTCTGGGGGTTGTGGATGCTGCATACATGATAGAGCGTGATGTCCTTGGCGAACATGAGTATGAGCGCGTTCCTTTCCTTACCCTTTGCGGAGAATATCCTGTCACAGTCATAACGTGCGGACAGGTAGGAGCGCATCTGCGCCACCGCCTGGTCCTCGCATATCTCCACTATGGACTCGTCCTCCCTGATGATGCTGTCCAGGATCTCCCTGTGGATGCTCGCATCGTAGTCTTCCGGATTGATGAATTCAGACATGTCGTTTACCTCCTGTACTTGTTTAAACGGCGGATTGCCGCCCTTTCTATTATGACCGGCTTCTCCATGTTCCCCGCCTTCCTGTCTATGGCCCTGTTTCCCCCCTCCACGCAGTCCGGTCCGTCCGCGGGATACGGAAGGGTGAGCTCGAACATCCGGAACTGGTCAACCAGCTCCTTCATGTCCGAGGAGTCTTTCTCCTGTTCGTTGAATATGAGGTTGCCGTCACGGTCCATGGGTTCAAGGTTGGCCTCGATACGGGTTGCCTTGTCGGTCTTGCGTTCCTCGTCGGGGATGATGTTCAGCGGGATGCCGTGTTTCTTGCGCAGCCTGTTCAGGTGCTTCTTTAAAACCTGTTTGAAGAAGGGGTCCTGCAGCTTGTTGTTCTCCACATAGGCGTAAACGGAAGCCTTGCCCCCCACATGTTTGTACTGTTCGAAGAACGCCTCGATAAAGTCCTCGTTCTTACCCCGGAACACCCTTGCCTTGATCACATACAGCTTTCCCTTGAGCTTGCCCAGCAGGCAGACGGACTTGAAACTGGCCTGTTTCCTCCTGCTCTCCCCCGGAGCCGGGTCCCCGTAAATGACAAGGAACCTGAATTTGTTCAAAGGAGGGACCTTCCCGAATACAAGGTTCTTGAATATGCTCCCTTCGCTGACCGGATTGTTGAAAAATTCCTTCTGTGCCGACGAGGTGCTGATAAGCGAGAGGAACAGGTCTATATCCTCTTCGGAGTTCTTTTCCGGCCATGAGGAGATGCCGTCCTTGTCGCGGATATTGATAATGTCCGCGTATCCTATTCCTTTCTGTCTGAGTTCCGCAGCCTTTTCGATGGCACGCGTGATGCAGCAGTCCGCCGCAATGATGTTTCCGTTAAACAGCACCCTGTAACGTCCTGAGACGGACATGGTGGGAATCAACGCCTCTTCAAGCCATTTCCACTTGGCCTTGATACGTTCCGGGTTCCGGCATTCCTCGTCGGTGTCTATATCATCGATAAGGATGAAGTCCGGACGGAAGTTCTTGTTACGGGTACCGCGTGGCGACTGTCCGGCACCGATAGCCCGGAAGGAACAGCCGCACTGGCATGCAAACTCCCCTGTTTCCCAGGAACCCGGCTTTTTCTGTGTGCCGTAATCCTGGATGATGCGCTGGTTTTCCTCCATATTGGCCATGAAGGGCAGCAGCAGGCGCCCGGCGTTGTCCTGCGAGTTCGAGATAAGCAGCACGTTGCGTACCTGCCGGGTAAGCGCCAGCTTGACGATCTCCATCATGGCGCGTGCCGACTTGGCCAGCTCGCGCGACCATGCCCTGACCTCATACCAGCGGTCGTGCCCCATAAGACGCCGTGTCGCTTTTTTATGGAAACCGGCCGGCTCGCAGGTGTAATACTGTGCGAAATAGTATCGGAACCACGCTTCATTATCCGCTTCCAGCCGTCTCTTGCGTTCCTCTATTTCAGCGGCGGAGTCGGACGGGTTAATGTCCGAACTTTCCCGGACGGATGCCACCAGGTCGTTCCATTCCGCCAGTTCGGCCCTGTCCCGGGGGGTAAGTCTGAGTTTTGCCATAGCCTTACAGTTTGGATTTTACATAGGCGTCCAGCAGCGGGACTATCTCCTTGCTGCGTGCCATGTCATAAGTACGCAGCCACTTGACAAAGCTCTTGAAAACCGAAAGGATGTCAGCCAGCCCCACATCCGTTTCCATCTTTTTGATGGACCCGGTTATTTTGGCTATGGTGTCCGATTCGGCCGTGTTGGCGAATCTTTCCCCCTCCGGTCTCCCGTTGATGGCATTGTTCAGTTCGGCAAGCTGGAGATACAGGTTCTTGAGCTGTTCTTCCCGTGTCATGGTGATGGATACCTTGTACCGTTCCCAATTGCCTTCACCGGCCCACCGGGAGACAGTCTGACGTTTTACCCCCACACGCTCGGCAATCTCCGCGTGTGTCAGTTCTTCATTAAGGTAAATAGTCCTTGCAAAATCTTTTTTTTGTCTGCTGGTCAGTTCCGCCATTTTCTCATCTTTTTTATTTACGGCAAAATTCGTATTTAAATATATGATTTGCAATATATTGAATTTATGATGCTGTCTTATGGCGCCATCATGAGGTTGTAAAGTTGCATCATGTCCCAAGGGTGTTGACTGCAGTAAAAAAACTCTCCATATTTGCACCATAATTTTAAGACGACCGATGAAAAAGCGATACTTTAACATGATACCCTCCCCTGATACCGCCTGCATCCTCCTGTACGGGGAGATCGGCGGTTTTGACGGGATCAACGACAGGGACATTGTTTCCGAGCTGTATGAATACGCTTCCATGTACAGGAGCATAGACGTGCGTGTGAACTCCCCGGGAGGGAGCGTGTATGCAGGCATGGCCATATTCAACGCCCTCAGGGCCAGCGATGCGGATATAACCATCTATATCGACGGCATTGCCGCAAGCATGGCCAGTGTCATCGCCCTGTGCGGGAAACCGGTATATATGAGCCAGTACGCCCGTCTGATGCTCCATAACCCTTATGGGGGGTGTTACGGCAACAAGGAGGAGATGAAAGCCGTCGCCGAGCAGCTGGAGGCGCTGGAGGATACGCTTGCGGACATGTACGCTTCCAAGACCGGGAAAACCCGTGAGGAGATAAAGGATGCCTATTTCGACGGGAAGGACCATTGGATTACCGCCAAGGAGGCCAGGGAGATGGGATTCATTGACGGTATCTATGATATCGGCGAGAAAGTGGATGCCGGGACGCCGCAGGAAGTTTATGCCGCATTCCAGGCCCGGCTGGGCAATCAAACATTAAATACAGGTAATATGATGTATGAAGAATTGAAGAAGAGACCATCCTTCGCCTCGTGTGCGACGGATGAGGACGTAGTGCGCACGCTCTCCTCCCTTGAAAGCAAGGCGGGACAGTATGACGCGCTGGTAAAGGAACGTGACACGCTCAAGGCGAGTCTGGACGGATATGTCGAGAAGGAGCGCGAGGCCAGAAAGGCCGAGATCAAGAATCTTCTTGAGGACGCCATGCAGGACGGGCGTATCGCCCCATCCGACCGTGACGCGTATCAGGCGGTGCTGGAGAAGGATTATGAGAACGGGAGAAGGATTGTCGACGGGCTTGCGAAGAAAAAAAGCGTGGATGATGTTCCGGACACCCAGCTACAGGACAAATCCGGATGGAATGACAACTGGAAAGAAATCCGGAAAAAGAACGGTTTTAACTAAAAAATGAAAAGATTATGGCTGTAACTATCAAGAATACGAATTATGACGGTGAGGTACTCGACAGGATACTCACCAAGGCGGCCACAGGCAACGAGCTGGTACAGAAGGGGCTGATCAACCTCGTGCCCGATGTGACGAAGAAATACTCCATTCCCCGGCTGAAAACGAACAAGATGCTGCGCAAACGCGTGGAACAGCCTGAGGACAAGAACTCCAAAGGGGATTTCATTTATTCGGAGAAGGTGCTTGAGCCGAAAGACTTCATGGCCTTTACCACGTTCAACCCCCGCTCTTTCGAGCAGATATGGCGTCCGTTCCAGCCCAAAGGGGAACTGGTATTCCGGGAGCTTCCCCCCAATGTACAGAACGTCCTTCTGAAAGCCCTGTCCGACCAGGTGGATTTTGAACTCGGATACCACTTCGTCAACGGTATCTATGTCGATGATGAGGGGGATGACGAGCACCTGTTCAACGGCATTCTGATGCGTGTCTATGAAGATCCTGAGGTAATCCGTGTGAACTCCCCGAAAGACGACACCATGATTGAACGTCTGATGCGCGTGCGCAAGGCAACTCCCCAGGTTCTCCGCACCAATCCCAATTTTGTGTATATCATGTCCGTTGACGATGCCGACCGGTATGACGACGAGCTTATCCTGCGCGAGGGAAAGGGCGTGAACTGGACTGATACCAGCGCCATGCGCTTCAAGGGGACTACGATCAAGACCGTATCCTCATGGCCGGACGGTCTGATCATCGGAACAGTGGCTACACCGACCGAGCAGTCCAACTTCTGGGGAGCGGTCAACCTGCAGAACGACTTCAACGTGATCCAGATCGACAAGCTGACCAATGCCGGAGAACGTTACTTCTTCAAGATGCTCATGACCGCGGACACGAACACGGCGTTCGGTGAGGAGGTGGTCATGCTGGACGCACGTGAGGGGAATGTCATCACAACATCCAACACCACGATCACAATGAAATCGCAGGATGACGCCATCGAGCTGACTCCCGTGTCAGACCAGACCTATACCATTGAGGCGGCCGCGGTACATGCGGGAGCGCGCCTGTCCGTGTCCAACAAATCGGCTGAGCATAAAGCAACCGTGCAGGATACGGAAGTCGCGCCAGGCAAGACCGTGTCTCTCTATTATGACGGAAAGTCATGGTTTGAGGGGGATGTGAAGGAAATAACACTTTCAAGCGATCTTGCCGGACAGGAAAGCAAGGCTGATGTCAGTGCGTCTGCGGAAAGTCTGGAGGAATGATTATGGCGACACCAAGAGGACTACGAAACAATAACCCGGGGAACCTCCGCCTGTCAGGTGACAGGTGGAAGGGCCTCCGCCCGGTGCAGACGGACAAGGAGTTCTTCCAGTTCACCGACATGAGATACGGCTACCGTGCCATGCTCATCACCTTGAGGAACTACCGGAAGAAACACGGTTTGAAGACCCTCTCCCTTATGATCGGGCGTTACGCCCCGTCCACGGAGAACGACACCCGCGCCTACCTTTCAAGCGTATGCGGCGAGCTTCAGGTTCCAACCACCTACGAGCCGGACGTGGATGACAAGGGGACGATGTGCCGTCTGGCCGCCGCGATGAGCCGGGTGGAGAACGGCGTGCCTGCCGTCATGGCGGACATAGAGGCCGGCTGGGACATGATCTGAAAAATGATATGCGTATGGACTGGGGCACTGTATTCGAACTTCTCCAGCAGTGGCTGGCCCCCACGGGGTGCATAGCCATGGCAATAGGCTGGTGGCGTGACCGCAGGCTCGTCAAGGTCCGTGCGGTCAAGGAGAACGAGGGCACATACAAGCAGTTGTATGACGACCTCTCCGAGACGACTTTACATTTAAGCGACCAAATACGAAAAGTCAATGAGAAAATTATCGTTCTGGAACAGGCACTGCGTAAATGCTACCAGTGCAAGTATGCTGAGCGCTGTCCTGCTGTTGTCTGGATGCGCAGCAAACAGGGAGAGCCGAACAGCCGTCCGCTCGGGCTCTCTTCAGAGGAGCGTAACCGGGGAAATAATCTTCGGCAAGGCCCCGACGACTCTGACGAGCCTGGCACTGAAACCCGGGCTCCTCCGGACGATAGGCGGCCTTCCGGCCGGCATGGGCGTGACGGAGCAGCATGAGGGTCTGGACCTGAGGGTGGAATCGGACGGGGAAGGCGGCGTGAACGTCACGGCCGTCTCACATGCCCGGCCGGAGATTACCGTAAGGGAGACCTCGGACCTGAGATGGGAGTCAGAGGAGGCTACGACCGAGGAAAAACAGCCGGTTCCCTCTTTCTGGGAGCGGACAAGGACGAAGGTGTTGTGCTGTTTTGTCCTCCTGCTTCTCTTCTGGGGGCTCCGGCGGTTTAAAGACAAATCAAAGAACAATTAAAACATGAATCATTATGCCAGAAACGAATACCGGCGCCATCTATGGCGTGAAAGCTCTTAAACATAACGGGAAGGCTCTCGGGCTGATATCCGAGGACGGGCTGCAGCCCGGAGGCGACTCGCCTTCCAAGACCCGCATCTGGGCGGCGCAGAAACGCAACGCGCCGTTCGCCGTGCTCAAGTCCACACCGGGCACCAAGACATGGACGTTCACGCTCATCGAGCTGTCCGCGGACAACATGATACAGGTGATGGGCGGAACGAAGGAAAGTACCGGAATCTACGTGCCCCCTACGGAGGACAAGGACGTGCAGGGCGTGTTTGACATCGAAACCGTGACCGGCCACACGATCCGGATCTACAACGGGGTGCTCACCTGCAATTTTGCCAACGGCATCAACTTCAGCAACGTGCTGGGCATCGAGTGCGAGCTGGAGATGCAGGAGGCCGGGGAGAATCCTCCCTACAAGATCTTCGCCCCGGGTGACGTCGTACCGGAATATTCCGAGTCATGACGGAGGACAGGGACACACGGTGCCAGGCGGCGGACATGCTGCTTGACATCGGCATCCGCATTCCGGTGATGCCGCTCAGGCCCTTTAAAAAACGCCCCGGGAAATCCTTCCTTGTCATGCGCCGTCCGCCCGCCGGGGCGGTCATCCGCATAGCAAGGCGGTACCTGGAGCTCGGCGTCACCCCGGAGGATATCAGGGCGATGGACTATGAGGAAAGGATGCGGTTCGTGGCGGAAAAGGGAAAGGCGGTCAGCCGGATGGTCGCACTGGCCGTATGCACCGGATGGCTCTCGGGGATGCTGCTCTCCGGCCCTGTGGCATGGTACCTCAGATGGAGGGTGCATCCGGCGATGCTCTCCGCCGCCCTCATCGAACTGCTCAGGGGCATGGACATACAGCCTTTTTGCAATACTATTCCATTGGCGTCCAGGACAGCGGGGCTGCTGGAGCCGATAGGAAGCCGGGAAAGGAAAACGGGTTAACGGGCCGGCAGGAAGGCCCCCATAGCGTTTTCGGAATCATCGCGCAGGCGATGGAGCGGTTCGGCCGTACGAAACGGCACATCCTGTGGAAGATCAGCTACGCCGAGCTGATGCTGATGAACACGGATGTCAGCCGGTATGTGACCAAGGAGGAGCTCCTGGAAAGGGAGCGCAAACGTAGGCCGGACAAATTCACCACTGAATATTTTCAAACAAAACTCGGAGGATAGGAATGGAACCTGTAAGACTGGAGATACTGCTTGACGACAAGACCCTGAAGGGGATGCGCTCGGTGGAGGGCAACCTTTCCGGGATAGGCCTGTACGCGAAACAGGTCATCGCACAGCTGGAGCAGGAACTTGCGACTCTGCAGGAACGGTTCAGACAGGCCATGGCCGCAGGTACGAATACCGACGCCCAGATGGCGGACATCCAGGCGCTGCAGGGAGTTGTCAGACAACTGAAGACGGAATTGCAGGGGCTGGAGGAGCAGAAGAAAAAAACAGGCTCCACCCCTCTCATGGGAGATGATCCCGCCCCGAAACTCAATAATGTGAGGATGAGCATGCAGCAGATCGCCCGGGAGCTCCCCTCGCTGGCAATGGGTCCCCAGATGTTCTTCCTTGCCATTTCCAACAACATTCCCATGTTCACCGAAGCCCTGGCATCGGCCCGCAAGGAGTATGAGGCGCTGACCGATGCCGGAAAGAAAGCCACCCCGGTGTGGAAGCAGGTGCTCTCCTCACTGTTCTCGTGGCAGACGGCGATGGCTGCCCTGATCACCCTGTCCGTCGTATACGGGAAGGAGATCGGCGGATGGGTGAAGAGCCTGTTCGGCGTGAAGGATGCCGCCCTGTCCGCGGCGAAAGCCCAGGAAAAGGTGAATGAATCCTTCAGAAGCAGCAGCAGTGATGTGGCGGAACAGGTCACTCTCGTCAGGTCCTTGTCCGAAAGATGGAAGGAACTGGGAGACAACATGGCGGATAAGAAACAGTTCATCACCGAAAACAAGAAAGAGTTCGGGAAACTCGGTGTTGAGGTGGGCAACGTGAATGATGCCGAGAACCTGCTGGTGGACAATACGGACGTGTTCATCGGGGCGATGATCCTCAGGGCAGAGGCGGCCGCAGCGTTCAAACTGGCCACGGAGCAGACGGAGAAGGCCTTGAAAAAGCAGAACGAGATAGAGGAAAGGCGGAAGAAAGGCCCGACTTTCTGGGACAAGTTCAGGGCCAATTTCTTCTCTTCCGCGTCCGGATCAGCCACTTATACCCGTCAGGCGGACGCTCCCACGGCCGAACAGCTCAGCGAAAATGCTGTCTCCGCCCTGGAAGAGGAGCAGAAGGCGGCAGAGGATACGGCCAAATCCTATACGGACCTGTTCCTTGCAAGGACAAAGGAATGGAAGGAGAGGCTTAAATCGGCAGGCATAAAGGAAGATGACGGCAGGGAAACCAAAGATACGGGCAAATCGGCCCGGGATTATCAGGACGAGCTCGCCGACGCCCGTATCAGGGCGCAGCAGAAACTTGAGGCGGCACGCATATCGGTCATGCAGGAAGGTATAAGGAAACGCCAGGCCCTTGCAAGGCAGGAGCTTGACGAGTCGCTCGCACAGATCGACAAGGAAGAGCGTGACACCCTCAAGAAAATGGACGAGGCCGAGAAGAAACGGGGTGTGAAGTCCACGCCCGAGGAAAGGCAGGCCGTAAGGGACAATGCGTCCCAGCAACGGGCGATGGCTACCATGGGGTACCTGAAGGAATCCTACGACATCGAGAAGGAGTTCCGCGACAGGAACCTGAGAGAATGGGTGGAATATTACAAGGAATACGGCACCTACCAGGAGAAGCGGGCCGCCCTGGACAAGGAATACAACCATAAGATCGGACAGCTTTATGAGGAGCGCCGCAAGGCCGAAGCGGAAGGGGATGCCGCCGGGGTGGAATCCCTGGACCTGCAGATCGCGCGTGCGACCAAGGACAAGGGGAAGGAACTCATCAAACTGGACTACAAGCAGCTGACGGAATCACCCGATTACATACGTGCCTTCGAGAACCTGAGGGAAACTTCCACAGGCACCCTGAACTCCCTGCTGGAACAGTTCGAGAAGGCCAAACAGGCCGCCGCACAGGTGCTCTCCCCCGAGGACCTGAGGGAATACACCACGACCATCCGGGAGATCATGGACGAGCTGGACAGCCGGAACCCGTTCCAGGCGCTTGCCGACAGGAAGAGCGAGCTCGCCGAAGCCGAACGCGAACTTGCCGAGGCCCGGAAGAACCTTGAGACCGTGAATGCCGGAGGACGGGTGTCCACGGGGGTGAGGTATAATGACAGGACCGGGAAGATGGAGGAAACCTATCTGACGGCCGCCGCCGCGATGGAGAAATACAACAAGGCGCAGGACAAGGTGGCCAGGTCATCCTCCCGGGTGGAGAAAGCCGAAAAGGAAGCGGCGGACATCGTCGGGGAGCTGGCGCGTGCCGTCGGGGAACTGGGCGGCGCCATCGGCGGGCAGGCCGGGGAGATCATCACCCTGATGGGGGATGTGGCGCTGTTCACCCTCACCACCATCGACTCTCTGGGCAAAGTGGCGCAGACCGGGGTGAATGCCATCTCGGCGGTGGAGAAGGCGTCGGTCATCCTGACCATCATATCCGCGGCGATACAGCTGTTCCAGAAGATAAGCGAACTGGGGAACAACCGGGCCTTCAGGCAATACGAGGCCTACGCCGAGAAGATCAAGGAGATAAACGCCCTGACCGATGCGGTGAACGAATACCGCATCGCCGCCCTGGAGGCGCAGCAGGCCGAGAGCAACTGGTTTTCCGCCGACAACCTCAAGAATCTCCGTGATTACAGGGCATTGCATGACGAAGTGGCCAAGGCTTACGCGGACAAGGCCATGGAGTCACAAGCGATATACCGCAACGAGAGCGGGGGCGGATGGCTGACGGGCGCGCTCAACTGGGTGATGGGCAATTTGTCCGCCCTCTCATGGTGGGACGAATGGAGGGACATCTGGGGCCAGGGGGATTACAAGGAAGGCCAGACGGCGGCTATCAACAACCTGCGTATCGAGACGCGGAAAAAAAGCAGCGGTTTCCTTGGCACCGGTATCGGCGGGAAGTCACAGAAGACCGAGGACCTTGTCACCTGGGCGCGGAACCAGGGCTTAGGCGAGCTGTTTGATGATGAAGGACTGATCAACAAGGAGCTTGCACAATCGCTTATTGACAACTACGGCGACAAACTTGTGGGCCAGACGAAGGAGACGCTCGAGGCCCTTATAGAGCTCCGGGAAAAATACGACGAATACATAGAACAGCTGCACGAGTATGTGAGCTCCCTGTACGAGCCGCTGACGGAGAACTTCGTGGACAGCCTGTGGGACTGGTTCGACAACGGGAAGGACGCGCTGGACAGCTTCAAGGACTATGCCTCGGACACCTTCCGTGACATTGTTTCCGACATGATGCGCACCATCGTGCTTGACAAGGTGGTCGGCTCGTTCGGTGATGACATTGCCGCCCTGTACGAGGAGTACGCCAAAGGAAAGATCGACGAGACGGAGCTGATGAAGAAGGTGGCCGAACGCACCGAAGGCCTGGTAGGCGACTACCAGAGCGCCATACCCGAGCTGCAGAACATCATGGACCTGGTCGGCGGCTACCTGAAGGATGCCGGGATCGACATCAGGCAGCCGGAGGGCTCCTCCCAGTCCGGCCGGGCCGGAACCGTCACCTCCATGACCGAGGAGACGGCCGGAAGGCTGGAGGGGATCGGCAACGCGGCCCTTGACCGTATCATCAACATTGACAACAACCTTACGAGGCATCTCGAGGGGATGGCGACATCCCTGGGCAAGATAGCGGGGAATTCGGAGTACCTCAGACACCTCGAGACGATAAACGAGAACATCGCGGAGCTCCGGCGCGGTGTGAAACTGAAAACATAGGGCTATGGAAGTGGAGGAAGGACTGCTGAAAATAAACGGGACGGACATGGCGTCCCTGGGATGTTTCCTGTACGAGGAAAACGCGGGGGACCATACCAATTACGACTCGCTGATGAAGCCGCCGAAGATGAAGGAGTACACATCCGTCAGCTACCGGGAGCTTGACGGCGAGGAGCTGCCCGAAACCCTGCTTCCCCGCTACGAGGCGAGGGATATCACGCTGAAGATGGCGGTGGTTGCGGATACACAGGCCGGGTGGTTCAATAACTACAACGCCGTGCTTGCCTTGCTGAAGTCCGGATGGCTGACGCTGGATGTCCCGGAGATAGGCCGGGTGATGAAGGTCTATCTGAAGGAATATACCCGGTACAGCCAGTTCACGACAATCAGAAGTACCGGCCAGCAGATAGCCGGATTCACGGTCACGCTGCGCGAGCCGAAACCTTTTTCAAACAGTGATTAAAAACGATTTAAAAGCATCATAAATGGAACTTGCGATCTACAACAGGCAGGGAACCCTGAAAAGGAAGGTCAGTCCCGACTCATCGTCCCGGTGGACCGAGGAGGTGGGGGCGGAATTCGTGGTGACGGTGAACTTCACCACCTGGGAGTTCTTCGTCCTGTCGGTCGGCGACTATGTGGAGATATCGGGAAAGCGGTTCTCCATAAAGAAGGAGTACCGGCCGAAAAAGACCGACACACAGAAATACACCTACAATATCAGCTTCTACGGCCGCGAGCACGACATGCAGGACCTGTTGTTCTGCCGTCTGAACCAGGGGGAGGACGACCTGGAGTCCGTCTTCGCCTATGACGGCACGCCGATGGAAATGCTGGAAAAGCTGGTGGCGAACATGAACCGCAACACCGACGGTGTGACGTGGCGTGCAGGCCAGGCCGTCACCGGCGACCGGAAGACCATCAACTTCAACGGCCTGTTCTGCTGGGATGCGGCAGGCGAGATAGCCGGTGCCTGGGAAACCGAGTGGTGGCTGGACGGGGAATACCTGAACATAGGGAAATGCGAACACGGCGAACGGGTCACGCTCGGCTATATGAAGGGATTGAAGACGGGACTGACCCAGAATGAGAATTCCAATTCGATCAAATGGTTCACACGGCTGATCCCCGTAGGTTCAACCAAAAATATTGACCCGTCAAAATACGGCTACACCCATCTGCAACTGCCGTCACGGGACAAGTATATCGACCTGAACACTCAATTGGGCCTGAAGGAGCATCGCGAGGAAGCGGCCTTTGAGGATATATTCCCGCACCGTCTGGGTACGGTGTCATCGGTAAGGTCCGAGGAGCAGACCAATACGGACGGGGAGGAATACACCGTCTATTATATCAAGGACAAGGATCTCCCCTTCAATCCGGATGAATACATGATCGGCGGCGAGGTGATACACATCACCTTCGAAAGCGGCGACCTCTCCGGAAGGGAGTTCGAGTGCAACTGGCATAACGGCACACAGGAGTTCGAGATCATCAACACCTACCCGGACGAGAACACCCAGATACCGGGAGGCAACATCATACCTCAGGCCGGTGATACGTATATCCTGACGAACATCCGCATGCCGGATGAGTATTACCCGATAGCGGAAGAACAGTACAAGCAGGCGGTTGACAGCTTCCTGACAGAATACAGCAAGGACATATCCATCTATTCCGGCGACACGGATTACATCCATGTGGATAAAAACAGTGTGCCATTATCGCTCGGGCAAAGGGTGAGACTGGAGGACGCGCAGTATTTTGAGAACGGATATATTGACACCCGCATCACAAGAATAGAGAGGAAACTGGGCAATCTTTCCGAGGCTTCCATTGACTGCTCGTCGGCGGTCAGCACCTCATGGAAGTCATCCGTGGACTCGACGCTGAACAATCTGGAATACACGCTGGCGCAGGAGATGGCGCAGACCAATGTCCGCCTGCTGAAGACCGGCGATATGGAGAACCCGAGCGACTATACGGCTTTCTCCTCCCTGAGGGCTATAGGAACCTTCCTGAGAAAGGACATAGCGGATATCGCCAATGAGATCATCACCTTTCTCAAAGGTTTGAGAGTCGGCAAGTTTGTCACAGGCCTTGTCGGCGGCAGCGGTGCGGCCATCTGGTTTGACAAGAACGGCAAGACAATAGTCGAAGCCGACAAGGCGATGTTCCGTGAGGAAATGATAGTACCGCAGATCACGTTCAACTGCATCGATGTGATATCCGGCGACAAGGCGAACTCGTTCGCATACGGAAGAATAAAGACCGTTGACACGGAAAACCGCACGGCCACGCTGGAACTGCTTGAGGGGCAGTGGGGCACGTTACATGTAAGTGATATCTGCCGTGGCATACTTCACAACATAGCCGGCAGCAACAATACGAAGGATGAATACGGTCCTAACGGATTCATGGAGTATTCCGGGTACGCCACCTCATACTTTACCCCCACTAGAATCATCGAGAATGAGGCAGGAAACATGAAGTTTGAATACGCTCTTCAGGCAGGAACAAGCGTGCATCCTCTTCCGGGTATGAACTTCTTCGCATACGGCAACTTTACTGACAAGGACAGACAGGACATTACCTATGAGAACAGATCTTACTTGCGCAGATTGGTCAACGTGAACACATGGGTAATAGATCCGGATGTGAACATCGCTTATCAGAACGGAAACCTGAGTGGTCTTACAGTCAACGGGCAGGTGATGGACGGTTATTCTTCATTTCAAGACAAAGTATACATAAGGGGAACGATAGAACGACTCAAACCCAACGGTGAAGTGGCTATGGACTTAAGCTACGAGGGTGTATGGCAATCAGGCAGGCATTATGATTACTACGATAGTGTGACGTATAACGGCAGCACATGGGCGTGTCTGAACAAGAACGGTTCGTCCTCTGAGCCGGGTACGGACGCTGACTGGCAGGAGATCGCATCCAAAGGTAGCAAGGGTGACGGTTACACCCAGATGGGGCAGTTTAGGACAGGAATGGTTGTACCCAAGATGGGTGTCGTTTCGATGGGCGGCGGCTCTTATGTAGCCAAGGCATCCACTACCAATCCCCCCTTATGGTGCTGGACGGACAATGCCGGCAACCGGTTCACTTTCAACGATGGCGGTTATGTGCTGACGGGTGAGGTGAATACTACTGAATATGACGTATTAGCTGAACCGGGAAGAGATGGTACGGACGGGATCAATGGCACCGACGGTGTTCCCGGTACTCCGGGAAAGGACGGGAAGACCTATTACACGTGGATACGCTATGCGGATGACGATCAGGGAAACGGAATCAGCAATGATCCCACAGGAAAAGCATACATCGGACTGGCATACAACAAGGAAACCGCTGTGGAAAGTAACAATCCGTCCGATTACAAATGGAGTGACATCAAGGGCGAACCGGGCGTTCCGGGTGCTGTCGGTGCCGACGGGAAAACCTATTATACATGGATAGCCTACTCGGACAACGCGGACGGAAGCGGAATGTACCAGCAGCCGAATAACAATACCAAATACATAGGCATCGCGGTAAACAAGGAAACCGCCACAGAGAGCAGCAATCCTGCCGACTATACGTGGTCGCAATTCAAAGGCAACAAGGGTGACAAGGGTGACGGTTACACCCAGATGGGGCAGTTCAAGACCGGAATGGTCGTTCCCAAGATGGGTGTCGTTTCGATGGGCGGCGGCTCTTATGTAGCCAAGGCATCCACTACCAATCCTCCCTTGTGGTGTTGGACGGACAATGCCGGCAACCGGTTCACCTTCGCCGATGGCGGTTATGTGCTGACGGGTGAGGTGAATACTACTGAATATGATGTATGGTCCGAGAAAGGTGATACCGGGGAAAAAGGTGATAAAGGCGACAAGGGTGATGATGGTGAAAAGGGAGACAAAGGAGATAAGGGAGATCAGGGCGTACAAGGAATACAGGGCTGTATCTTCCGTGAGTCGGAATGGTCCGCTTCAAGTGTGCAGTACCGTAATGACGAAACCCTGACAAGCGGTACGAGGTATATTGATTTCGCATTGATAAGGAATGACGCAGCCATTGACGGATGGGATGTGTACAAATGTTTGAAGACGCATGTGTCCTCCGCTTCGAACAAACCGGGCAACACCACATACTGGGAAAAACTGAGCGGAGTGGGACCTATCTATACCAGCCTTATAATAGCTAAGAATGCCAGCATCAGCCTGTTCCAAGGGAATCAGGTCTTGATAAAGAAGAGCGACAACACTGTTACCGCAGGCATGTCCGGCTCCACATCCGGTCAGAAGATACGTATATGGGCAGGTTCCACAACTCCTGACTCCGCACCGTTCCGGGTGAATGAACTGGGTGAATTTGTTTCCACGAAGGCAAATGTGACAGGTATA